CTATTTTCTTCCCTGTTGTCTTAGCTTGTTTCTCAGCTTCCGCCTTGACGCCAGCCAAGAAAGCAGCAGCGATAATGTCAGCAAGTGATTGATCGGCCAAGGTATCAAACCTCAGTTATCCGACGCAGTCGATTGTAGAGCCAATGCCATCCAGTCTTTAGTTCCAAGTTTAACAACTCGAGCACGAATACGAGCAGTTACGAATACATCAGAACCACCAGATGCAGCGTTGTCAACACCCGCAGTAAGGTAAAGAGTATCATTGACGACCATGAACATCTCACTCAATGAGCCAGCCGTTCCATAATTATCGGGGTAAATGTCAGAGGATTGAGTACCGACGTTGTTTGTTTTGTCGATGTTCAAACATCCCGAAGCAATAAGGGATTGATTGTCTGCTCGAACAAAAGCGGCACCAGGGTTAAGGTCAACTAATTGCCCACCAAGTGAACCGTTGGCAGCAACCATTCCAGCAATGGCAGATTTGAAAGTGCTACCGTCCTGGTAGATGAAATCAACTTGATCAATCGCTATTGCTTGGCCTGTTGCCACGTTAACGTAAGCCCCAAGGTCAATAGTACCACTGACTCGGGTTGCGGCTGCAGAGCCACCAGGTATAGTTACAGTTTCAGTCAGGTAAAATGAGCCAGTTTTAGCGGTTGCCATACCCCTTCCAGTTCTCGACGGTGTATAAACTACACCAGTACCGGCCCTCAATCTTCGCGAGCGTAGCGAGTCAATCGGACATACCACCTCTTCCCCGCCAACCACCCTATTCTTTTACCCATCATATTATTGTGCCGTAGGCTTTTTTATTTCAGTTAAGTTAATAACATTATTATTACTGGCTCTATTCATGGCGAATCAATACTCGATCACCGTAAGCAATGGGACTGATGCTATCCTAAGAGACCTAAAAGAGCGAGGATTCAAGATGAGCCAGTGCATTGACGCTGCGGTTTACACTCTTGGAGCTGATGCCCTGGTGAAGTTGGTCACGACTCAGAAGCTAATCACTGAATTGATGAGAGGAGGCGATGAAGAATGAGCAAGATGGAAACAGTTGAAGACATTGATAAAAAGATTCAGGACTTGATCCAACTTTACCGCTTGATGTGGCCTAACTTTAATTCCCATCCAGTCGTTGAACGTGTAGTTGTTGCATTGAACGAGGCTTACCGTTCGAATGGAAAGTTAGCGGATGCTCTGGATAAGGGGTGGATTGAATGAAGTTGATGACCTCTGAACGTTGCCCAGATTGTGAGGCTATCATTTACATGGAATTGCATAGGAAAGACTTGAAGAATGATTTGATTATTGGCGACGGTTGCTATCTCAACCGTGACAGCGTTCTGGTCATCACTGGATTTGACCAGGACACAAAGATGCCTGATTACATTTGCATTCATTGCGGTTGGATTGCATGAGAACTTGCGAATGCGGTACGCGCATATCATCATCAGCGAATATTAGAAGGCCCAGGTGCGGGAGATGTTGTCGCCTGGAGAGAGAATCAAATGATTCGCGTACTACCGAGCGCGCTTGACTCATACCGTTCAATAGATGGAGATCTAAAATCAGTCCCGGTGAAAGCATCGCCTGTATTAGCTCCACCACCCGGGAGTATCGTCGGAGTTACAGCAACAATGTAGGCCAGTTCAGGAACGCTAATCAGAATCTTTACAAATGGAATGGGTGAGAGAAGTTTCCCTCCACGTAGCAGCCAAAGAATTGGAGCTGATGGATCAATGGTCGGCATTCAAATCAAACCTGGTTCGCAAGTTCGATGGATCTTGAGAGGCGCATCATGTATTCGAGCTCGGGTTCTTGATCCATAGTGCCTGGTAGGATAATGCGAGACGCTGGAATTCCAAGAGTATCTTGCGTTGATGTCAGTGGTACAACCATTTTTACAACATACAACACTTGTGCCGCTGTTGGTGACATCGAACCACTTTGTCTGACATCCATTGTTTGTTGGATACCAAATTCGTTTGGTTGAATATTGGAATTGCTCACCAGAAGGTTTGATTGTGCGAAGAGAACAGTGGTCCAGTTTTGCGCAGCTGCAGTAGAACCAAAGAAATTGATAAAGCCTGGTCCTGTTCGAACTCCAAGTTGAGTTGCGAGATTAATAGGTGTAGGCAGTGGGGTAGAAGAAACAACGTAATACACGACAGAACCACCTCCATTGATCTCGGTGCTGTATGATCCTTCCTGGACAACTCCACCAGAAGGATAGAATGTTTTGTAATCTCGAGCGTATCCTGATAGGTCAATGGTTCCACTCCATGACAAATAGAGAGTTCCAGGAACAACTTCCCAACCGTTCAAACTATCAAGAGCGGTCCATTCGGGTTCTTCAGTTGTCTTGGAAACAAAGCAGGGTGGTATTTCGATACGTAGGATTCTTTCATTGTCAGCCATAATAATCACTTCTTCTTCGCCAAAGCATGAGCAGCCTTCTGAGCATGCTTGAAACCGTTCTTCTTCCAGGAGCCACTTTTAGTCTTGTAACGTGGAGCAACTTTCTTGAATGCCTTGCCGTACTTGATACTGTACGCGCTTGCCTTACGTTTTCGCTTTTCAACGATGACGCCAGGTAGTGCAGAAACTGTTTCGACAGATTTCTTTACTATTTTCTTCCCTGTTGTCTTAGCTTGTTTCTCAGCTTCCGCCTTGACGCCAGCCAAGAAAGCAGCAGCGATAATGTCAGCAAGTGATTG